TCATTGGCAACGTAGGCATCAGCCACAGCGGTCCCCTGCCAAACTCCCGTCCCTATAGTCCCTAATGTCAGGATAGAGGTTTGACCTACATAGCCAGTGGCTATTGTGATAGCATCAGCAGATACTGTAATCTTGTCTGCTGTACCGATCACATTTAGCGTGACGGCTCCAGAAGTACCGCCACCTGTCATTCCTGCACCAGCAACTACGCTAGTAATATCTCCGACTTCAGGCGTAGTCCAAGCCATTGTGCCACTACCATCAGAAGCAGATAGCACTTGGTTAGCAGACGGCACTCCTGCTGGCATAATAAGCGTGTAAGAAGTTGTTGTTCCTGCCGCCTTAAACGCAACGTATTCGCCACCAGTAGTATCCTCAAGCATCAACTTGCCAGCGTCATCAACGATTATATTACCACCCCTAATACTACCAGTGGTAATTATTGTACTGGCCCCTGTGTCTATTTCACCAAATCCACTGGTTATAGAACCAGCATTTAAGGCTCCGACTGCTGTTATTTGTGTTTGTGAGGCGTCAACATTCAATGCACCACTGGAACCTGTAAGTCCAGTCCCACCCATAGCAGTTGCTAAGTCTGCGATAGATTCTTTACGAGTCCCATTGCTGTCATCTGCATCAATGATTGCGATGCTGTCATTAGCGACATTTACGGCAGCAACCGAGAGATCGTTAAAGTTCAGTGCTAGGGTTACATCGGGTCCAGTACCATTCGTTACTGTCAGTCCACCATTCGTAGCATCAGCTACAGATTTGAGGTCGCCCTCTTCGTCTGTGACCCATGCGAGAGTTCCGGATGCGTCCGAGGTTCTGAGTATCTGGCCTGACGCGCCTACAGCACCAGGCATAGTTAACGTGTATTGAGTGACCGCAGATGGAGCTTGGACCTTTACTGTGTCAGTGCCAGCTCCTGTCTCCTGTAAACCGACAGAGTTGAACTTAATGTCGGACATCGTGACATCAGTGCCACCAATAGCAAACACGGCATCGACCACATCGACTACATTTTCATTGATAATGGTTCCCCAAGTATCTGTAGACCCACCAACAGTGGGCTTGGTCATACCTAAGTTAGTTGTCGGATTAGCCATGTTTTATCCTAGGGTTCGAGATCGCATAGAAATGGAGGAGCCGCTGTGGAGTTCTCTCTCACCCTGTAGGCGCAGGGTGGTCAATGCTTGATTGAGTCGATTCGTCCACAACGGCATTCGTTCATCGTTTTTCAAATAGGGTTCAGCCTCCACTAGAGCACCAAACAGGTAAATGTCCGGATTGTTCGTAAGCAGCCAGTTGGTGGTGGCAGAATCAGTCAGCGCCGCAATGCGCGTGTAGTAAATAATTGAAGAGGTATATGCTTGATCCGGAGAGCGCAGCACTTCTAACTGATTGCTCGAGCCCCCAATCAATGTGAAATAGTAAGGCTTGCCTGTTCCGGTCATCGTAACCCTGAGCTCTGACAAGTCTTCAGGTGACAGGTATTCTAGCACAATAACTGGCTGTAAATCCAACACAATGCGAATAATTTCCAAAGTGTTGGCAGGAAGCGTAGTATACTGACCACTTATCGAGAAGCTGTCATTTTTCGTAATCATATCCGGAGCACGGATTGTGCGATTGAAACTCGCCTCTGCGAGCTCGATAAACGTAGGTATCTCCGAAGTCAAATCGGTGCGATCCAGCCAGTTGGCTATCTGAGTTTGCAGTTGGGCGTAAGTGCTGATATTCGCCATCAGATCCTGCCCGGTCGCGTTTTGAACATTTTGTTATGGGGGTCGTTGAGCCACTTTTTCCAAGTTTTGCCGTGCAGCCCCTTACCCGACATAAAGCCTATACGCAGCTCGGCCGGCATCTGCTCCATAATCGCCTCCGGAATGCGAGCAACATGATGAAAGGTTTCCTGGGAAGGCTTTAGAGGATTTCCCCACCGGGCATTTTCATCAAAACTGTTGTAGTCCATACGATTAATTTCCAGGATCGGCTGAATATCCTGTCGAGTCTGGATAATGCTCCTCTCTTCAATCTGGTCATAATGGTAAATTTCAGTCTTACCAGTTTTTTCATCGTATGACAGCAATGCTTCTTTTTTCGTTGACATAATGCTCCAGTTAGAGGAGCAGGAGCTGACGCCCCCACTCCCCTCGAGGTTTGGAATTTAAGCTGCTGTGATTCCAGCAACTATGCCGTGTGCTGCCTCGTTGTTGACTTGCAGACCCCATTCTGAAAGAGCCATGCGTTTGTCAGCATCACCAGACTTGGCTAGAGCCTCGATGCGATACGGCCGGAGGGTTGCCAAAGCAACTTCGTCAGTATCGATCAAGAAAGCCCAGTCGTTCATCAATGCACCAGCACCAGCGTCAATCACTGTCGTGAAGAACCGGTTTGGGACTACTGATAAATTGCCGAAGTCGCTGACGTAGATGTCTGCTGCCCCTATGATAACACTTGGCTCAGCTCCATCCACATTGTATCGGCTAGAGGCGATTCCTGAGAATGCACTCACAGCAGATTTATTGAAAGGTGAAACCATCAACATCCGAGGCTCGCCACCAGACGAAAAACATTCCTGCATCGTGGTCTTGAGCATTGCTTCGGTAAACGCTGTAGGCGTTCCGAAAGACTTCCAGACCTGTGCGGCACCTGTCGGGGTCGAACCCGAATAACTAGGTGCAGTTACGTTGGTGGAAGTTTCGTTGGTTTTTAGCCAACCAGGGAAACCAGCAGTTACTCTGGCTGTGGCCGTGGCTCCGACAACAGCTCCCACTCCGTTGAGTAGGCAAGCAACTTCGATGTTCCTTTTGAGCTCTTTCGCTGCCTTAGCAGCCTGATAACCGACTTCGCTCTGGCGACCAGCCTTACGCACTGTCTGCTCGGTTCCAGAGATTATGAAGTCAACCATGTTTATCTGAGCATAATTCCCAAGCCGAACAGTAGGTGTAACTGCCGTAAATGAGCTCAGATCTTGTCCTTCTACTACCGGGGTAGCTGAGGCAGCGCTGAGGCTGTCAGTCTGCCATTCAAAATAAGTATTTTCGGCTTCCCGGGTGCCTATATTGCTCTGAAAAGGCGTCTGAGTAGGGGAAATATCAGCGATTAAATCACTGAGGTCCTCTCTGATACCCTTAGCATCATAGGTGAGAAAGCTATTCGCAACAACTGCCATTTTTTGTCATCTCCAAGTCAATCCGCTAACATTTCGGCCAGCAACGGAGCTGCGTCATCGACCTTACCGGTCGCTCTCAGCTTCTGTCGCTGATTCTTGTGTTTACGGGTGGCCGTCCGGCGAGTAGTCTCTCGACTCCCACCTCGGACACTGCCGATTTTAGATATGGCCTCGGTAATTTTCTCGCCGCCGGTCAGTTCATCGTGGATCATAGCCTTTCGCAGTATCACAACTGCTCGAGCATCGTTCAGATTGCCGAGCTCCCCCGAAGAGTAGTTCTGCGTCTGTCCGTACTCCATCAATTTTCGCTGATCTTCGGCTTGAACATTACTGTCAGCCCATTCAGGAATTTTTTCGAGCAGTATTCCGCGTTGCACCTCTAAATGCTGTTGGAGCTTTTGCTCACGCTCTTGCTCCTGTATACCATGCATTCGTTGTTGCTCGGCGACCACAGCTTGAATCTCACCAGCCCGTTGACGTTCTAGCTCCTTGAGCCTGAGCCATTGGACCGGATCTTCACGCTCTAAAGCGTTCCAGTCCATATTGGGCGGCTGATTAGCTGCTTCCATCTGTGCTCGAAGTTGGTGCAACACCTCTGTGTACTGTTGGTGTTGCTGGCTCAGGGCTGCCTCCTGTGCTGGTAGACCTTGCAGTTGTTCTTGCAGTGTCTGCCGCTCAGTTGCGAGCTCCTGATTCCGTTGTGTGAAGGTCGCGCCTCGCTGGTATCCATTTACGAGTTCGTTCAACGATACTTGTGCCTCTTCTCCATCGACTTTGATGGTGTAAAGAGGTTGATCGTTTTCAGATAGCTCGCCTGGTTCATCGGCGTCTTGCTCTTCCACTACCGCGTCATCGGCTGACTCGGCCTCCTGCTGCTCTACTTCTAATGAATCGGTCGAAGGTTGCTCTTCCGTAGAAGAATCCTCTCGCGGTAGCTCATTAGATCCGGTGAGTGCGTGAGTGAGAGCCTCTTGGATCTCACCCATAGAGCGTGGGCCACTCTGTTCTGGTGCTTTGGTGGCTACTAGTTCGCTCATATTTTCATTTCCTTAGTTTGTTTGTTCGTTTTTGTTCTATCGTAAAATCGTTTATCAATATTCGCAGATGTCTTAAAACTTCGTCAAGGCCTCGATCTTGATGGTACAGACTTTCCCGTGTCGCCGTATCGGTCAGTTCCGTCAAAGACCACTGCCCGATCAGGCTCGATTTTGCTTTCGCTACCACCTCCAAGAAGACATCATCTTCTAAAATCTCCTTGGCTCTCCTGGCTTTCATCTCTGTGGTTAAACTCATAAGCCTTGCCGGAGACTAGCCTTGACCACTTCAAGATCTACATCATTCTGGAATTTCTCTTCGGCCGTAAATTCGCGTATAGCGAGATCCCCGGCTATCCTGGCCGACTCTCGTTCATCAAGTTGAGTCTGTTTCATGGCTGCCAGTTGCAGTTTCTGCATCTCTATCTCGGCCCGGCTCTGTATGTCAGCCATCTGAACTTGCAACATCTTGTCTTCCATTGAAGGCTCGGGTGGCCCTTCTGGTGGTGGTGGCTCATAGTCGAGAGGAATCGGCTTGAAGAACTGGTTTGCGTCCTTAAATCCGGCTACTTCGAGCATTTTCGCTAACGTGTTTCTAAATTGACCCAGTCCTACCAACGGATTACTCGGGCCAAGTTTTTCTAGGATTTCTTTCTGCTGACTGGCGACCTGGGCTAACACTCCCAGCTTTTCATCGGTCATACCACTGCCGAGTCCAACATTCGCCTCACAGTCCATGCCGGAATCCCATACTCGGGGATCTACCGGCACCCAAGTGTCGCGTAACCGGACCACACGTTCCCGGTCCTGGTGCGTAATTACGAGATCCAGTACCCCTTTCGACATTCTCTTGAAGCCATTCGCAAACAGGCGAGCCATCAGTTCGAGATGTTGCTCGGCCCCTTTCACTGTCGCCTGGACAGCTGCCCGGGTAGTCGATTGCAGTACATCCGGGTCGAGTCCTTGTGAGGCGGCCGTCTGACCGGTTCTCGACTCTTTCATTTGATCGAGATAAGCGATCATCGGAAAAGCCTCTTTACCTAAAAACGGCACATTGAATGGTGTGATCATTCCAGGTTGCCTGGTTCGGATAATCGCTCCCGGTTCATCGTTCATAACGTCATCGAGATCCACCATGCCCTCTACTACGGCAGTGCGTGGATACAGGGAGAACGATAATGAGTCGAGCATACCACGGAGTGTCGCAGATTTTATTCGCTGGATGTCTTTTGTGAGATCCGCTAAATCGGACCCGAAAAACATATGTGGTTCCGGATCTGAATTGAACACGGCGAACGGAATGCTTGCGGCTGGTTCGTTGTTTACAATCTCATAGCTGTCGCCTATCGTGCAAATCCGTCTGAGTTCGGCCAGGCCATCACCATCAAAGTCAACGTAAGTCCAAGCCTCAACGTACAAAACACGCCTTCGTTCATATGCAGATAACGGACTGCGAGTATCGGGATACGAAGTCCTTGCTATGTACTCCTCGGAATCAATGAACCCTACCTGATCGCTCAGATGTTCATCGAGCGTTTCCTGGTCATAACCTAAAGCCACCAGTGAACTGACAGTCGCCATCGTGCGATGTCCGCAGATCTGGCAATCGTCTAACGATGTGGCTGCAGCATCTACGAAAAACTCTTCCGGTGGCATCGTCTCAATCTTGACTCGATTTTTCTTGGTGCTGCGCTTGATCTCGACATCATAGACTTGTGGAATTGGTATCCCTTGAGATTCCATCTCCATCATTTGTTCTTCGCCAATTCCCGGAGCAGGGTTACCCATAACCGATACAGCTTCTACGCCTTCCTCTTGTAGGATCAGGCCCAGCGAACCTTCATCGAGTCCTTCAAAGCTGTGAGTATTGACGATAGCCGAATCGTCCCAGCTCCATTTCACGAAGCCTCCACGATT